TTTTGTTAGCTCCGGCTCATCGCCAACCATCGCAGTTTACGATTCAGCGACGGCTTCGACTTCAGATCCTGTTGTTATCTCGACTTTTACGAGCGCAGTTCCAAACAATTATCTGTTTGCGCCTGAAGGTGTCACGTTAAGCAAGGGTCTTTATGTTGTCTTAGGCGGCACAAATCCGAATGTGACGATCTTCTACGAGTGACCTAAATGGCCTTTATTTATAATCTTAGTGACACATGGAATGATGCTGCAACTACATGGAACGGCATTAAATTAGCCGTTACCAACACGGCGTCCAGTGCGTCATCTAATTTGCTGAATCTGACGGTTACAGGGGCCACAACGGCCTCTTTTGTCGTTGATAAAAGCGGTAATTTAGCCCTAAACGGCACTGTCAATAAGATTACGATGACGGCTCCGGCCACTGGCGCGACGCTAACGCTGGCGGACAACTCAACATTCATTACTTCTGGCGCTTATTCGAGCACCTTCACGTTCACCGGCACGACCACGCTGACGTTCCCAACGAGTGGCACGGTCACAGCGCTCGGCAACACGACAACTGGCTCTGGCGCTATCGTATTGGCGTCCTCACCGACGCTTATCACCCCTGCGCTTGGCACACCGTCGTCGGCTACGCTGACAAATGCTACTGGTTTGCCGATCTCCACGGGTGTAAGTGGTCTTGGCACAGGCGTCTCGACGGCCCTGGCTGTTAATGTTGGCTCTGCGGGCGCTTTCGTTGTTAATGGCGGCGCGTTAGGCACGCCATCGTCAGGAACTCTGACAAATGCGACGGGATTACCTATTAGCACAGGCGTTAGCGGCCTTGGGACAGGTATTGCGACGTTCTTGGCGACGCCATCATCGGCGAATCTCGCATCGGCTGTCACGGATGAGACGGGATCTGGGCCTCTAGTATTTGCTACCAGCCCAACCTTTACGTCTCAGGTCACATTTGGCACGGCCAGTTCGACACGCGGCACACTGGTTCTTGCTAATACAAGCGCCAATACTGTTACGCTGCAATCGTCTAACTCTACCGCAGCTAATTACACGCTGACCTTCCCAGCGGCTGCGCCTGTCAACGGTTACTATCTCCAGACTGACACGAACGGCGTTCTGTCATGGGCGGCAGGTGGCGGTGGTGGTGGCGGCTCGCCTGGTGGCTCTAACACGCAGGTTCAGTTTAATGATTCCGCTACTTTTGGCGGCGCGGCGGCGTTTACCTACGACAAAACAACCTACACGCTCGGTCTTGGCGTCGCCTCTACAACGACCGGCACATTTAAACTGTATAATTCAGCCAGCGCTAATGCGGTCAGTTTAAAGTCAGGCAATAACAGCGCCGCTTGGTCGCTGACGCTGCCAACATCGGCGGGAACTAACGGTCAAGCTCTGACAACTGATGGGTCGGGCAACACATCTTGGACGACAATAGCGTCTGGCTTAACTGTTGGCTCAACAGCTATTTCCGGCGGCACGTCTGGCCGCGTTCTTTACGATAATGCTGGCGTCTTAGGTGAATATCCAACAAGCGCAACGACTGTTGCAAGTAGCGTTGTATTAAGAGACGCTAATGTTAACATAACATCAAATGCTTTTTTTGCAGGAACAACAAGCACAGCGGCTACTGGTGGAACAATAACATTAACCGCAGCTTCTACACCAGTTAATGTCGTTACGGGGTCTGGTGGTGAAACATTCACGCTTCCCGATGCAACCACATTGCCATTAGGCGCAATATTTTCATTCAATAATAATCAGACTAGCGGAACTATCGTTGTAAAGAATACTAGCGCAACGACAATTGCGACGTTCCAATCGGGCGCTTACGGAACAATTGTATTAATTGCTAACGGGACATCTTCGGGAACGTGGGAACCTCATTTCCAAGCGCCAGCTAATGTAAGCTGGTCAACAAATACATTAGATTATCCAGGCTCAATTACCTCTGCAACGTGGAACGGTGTTGCGGTTGCTGTAAATCGTGGCGGCACAGGTCTAACGTCCGGCACGTCAGGCGGCGTTCTTTATTACAGTGCTACAGGCACATTAGCGTCATCATCAGCCTTAGCAGCTAATGCTTTAGTTGTTGGCGGCGGCGCAGGAGTAGCGCCTTCTACAACAACAACTGCTTCTGGAATCCTAACATTCCTTGGCACGCCGTCTTCAGCCAATTTAGCCGCTGCTGTAACAGACGAGACTGGCACGGGCGCGCTTGTGTTTGGCACGTCGCCTACGTTCACGACCTCGGCTATTTTCCCGGCTGGCACAGTCAGCGCGCCGGGCATTACGACGACTGGCGATACTAATACGGGTATTTATTTTCCTGCCGCTGACACAATAGCTGTCACCACTAACGGCACGGAAGACATGCGCTTCACGCCGCAAAACAACGTGACGCTAAACAGCGCGACCTTCTCGCCGACCACGCCTATTACCGCCGGAAATATGGCGATGACTGGCACGTTGGCGATGGGTAGCAGCTTCAAGAGAAACCGACTGATAAACGGCAATATGTATATAGCTCAGAGAGCTACATCAGCTACAGTTACGGCGGGAACGGCTGTTCCGACAGCTTCTACGGGGTATCCTTGCGTCGATAGATGGTTTGTTTATAGCACTGGCGCAAACGTCACAGCGGCTCAAGTAGCAGGAACAGGTAGTAATAAAAACCTTCTTCAAATTACAGGTGCGGCTTCTGTTACGGCAGTTGGCGTTGGTCAACGGATCGAACAGCTTAACAGTTATGATTTAGCAGGTCAGACGGCCACACTTTCTGTCGAACTTGCCAATTCCCTTTTGACAACTGTTACGTGGACAGCCAGTTATGCCACAACAGCCGACACATTCGGCACTATCGGCACGCCAACTAAAACACAGATAGCAACCGGCACTTTCACGGTAACTAGCACGCTTACACGCTATACCACGAATATTACCATCCCCGCTGCGGCTACTACCGGCATCGAAATCCTGTTCACTGTCGGCGCTCAGACAAGCGGCACTTGGGACGTGAATAATGTGCAGCTAGAAGTCGGTTCAATATCAACGCCGTATGAGCGGCAGATATATTCCGACCAATTGGCACAGTGTCAACGCTATTATCAGATAACAGCTCAACTTTCTGGCGCAACTCCTTCAGCAACAACTGTGAATGCTTGGGGGACAATATCACCAACCATGAGGGTTGCGCCCACACTTGGGCAAACAGGAGTTTTAAATTTTCAAGGTGATGGCACTAATAACGCAAATCAATCAGCTACGGGGCTAGGGTCAAATTTCTCCACCGCATATGCAATACTTCTTCTAGGAGTACCTAATTTTGCTGGTCTTACTACATCAAGACCCGGAACCTTAGCTGTCCCAGGAAGTAACTCAAATTACATAACAATGTCTGCGGAACTGTCATAATGACCTATACACTTACATTGAATAGCTCAGTTTCACGCGATGCCGACGGTGCAGCTATTCCCGCCGACAAAGCCAACGGCGACTACCAAGCCTATCTAGCTTGGCTTGCTGACGGCAACACGCCTAACCCATACGTCCCGCCACCAGAACCCGCTCCGCTAACGCCGCAAGAAAAACTTGAGGCTGCTGGTTTAACGGTTGACGAATTGAAAGAGCTATTAGGTATATGAAAATAGAACTGACACCGCAGCAATGGACTTACATCCTCAACGTTTTAAGTCAGCGGCCTTACGTTGAAGTAATTGAATTGATTGCAGAGATACAGAAACAGGCCGTTGACGATCAGACGCCTAAAGAGTAATAATACGATTTACCGACTAGCCGGATAGCTAGGTCAGAAAGGAAGTTGCCTTGAGCGACGAAGAACAGGCTGTAGCGGAGATCAGCCCCGCGCCGGAACAGGAAGCCACGGCGGCACCTGAATCTGTTGAGACGACGCCGGAGGAACAACAGTCTACAAAATCGTTCTCTCAAGAAGAGTTGGACGCAATTGTAGGCAAACGCCTCGCAAGAGAACAGCGCAAATGGGAAAGAGATCAAGCCCAACGGCTTGCGGAGCAACAGGCTAGACAGCCCGTCGCACCTCCACCCGCGCCAGATGATTTTGAGAACGCGCAAGCCTATGCGGAAGCACTGGCCGAACAAAAAGCTCAAGAGATGCTGGCACGACGAGAGGCCGCAAAACAACAGGCAGCTCTGCTTGACTCGTATAAAGACCGTGAAGAGGAAGCCCGCGATAGATACGATGACTTTGAACAAGTCGCGTATAATCCGAACCTCCCCGTAACGGACTATATGGCTCAAGCCATCCAGGCTTCAGACATTGGCCCCGAAGTGATCTATCACTTAGGTTCCAATCCAAAAGAGGCCCAACGGATTGCCAATTTGCCGCCGATTTTGCAGGCAAAGGAGATCGGTAGACTTGAGGCCAAACTGGTCGCAGATCCGCCGACAAAACGCACTTCAACTGCGCCAGCTCCTCTTGCTCCTGTCACGGCTACTCGGTCAAGCTCCGGCCCTAGATTTGATACGACAGACCCACGGTCTACAAAGTCGATGTCAACGTCAGAATGGATTGAAGCCGAACGGTTGCGACAGATCAAGAAATGGGAAGCGCAAAACCGTAGGTAATTAGGTTATGTCAAACTCAATTCTCACTATTGACATGATTACCCGCAAGGCTTTGGAAATCCTCGAAAACTCCTTAGTCTTGACGCGTACTGTCAACCGCCAATATGACGACTCTTTCGCTGTAGAAGGCGCTAAGATTGGCTCGACACTCCGCATCCGTCTTCCCGACCGCGCGTTGGTCACGGACGGCGCTGCCCTTCAGGTTCAGGACGACAACGAGCAATACACCACGCTCACTGTCTCCAGCCAGAAGCACATCGGCGTGAACTTCACGACCGCCGAACTCACGATGCAGTTGGACGACTTCGCTGAACGTGTTCTGAAGCCTCGTATTTCGCAGCTTGCGTCTTCTATCGACGCCGACGTTGCAAACAGCTTCAAATACATCGGCAACTCAGTCGGCACGCCAGGCACCACGCCTGCTACGTCGCTCGTTCTGTTGCAAGCCCAGCAAAAGCTCAACGAGAACGCTGCGGTCATGTCGCCTCGTTATGCCACTGTTAACCCAGCCGCTAACGCTGCGTTGATCGAAGGCATGAAAGGTCTGTTCAACCCTGTTTCAGCTATCTCGAAGCAGTTTAAGAACGGCATGTTTGGTGAAGGCATCCTCGGCTACGACGAGCTGAATATGTCTCAGTCAATCAAGCAGTTTACGACTGGCTCGCGTGCAGGCACTGTTACGGTTAACGCGACTGTCACGGCTGAAGGTTCAACGACCGTTGTTCTGACTGGTCTTACGACCACAACGATCAAAGCTGGCGACGTGTTCACCATTGCTAACGTCTACGCTGTCAACCCACAGACCCGTGAGTCAACCGGCTCGCTGTATCAGTTCGTTGCTCTTGCTGACGTTACGGCGTCAACAACCGCTACGGTCACTGTTCCTGCGATGTATTCGGCTACTCAGGCTCTCGCTACAGTTGACGCTCTGCCTGCTTCCGGCGCGGCTGTCACGTTCCTCGGCGCTGCTTCTACGCAGTATCCACAGAACTTGATCTATCACCGTGACGCGATCAGCTTCGCCACCGCCGACCTTCTGCTTCCGCAGGGTGTCGACATGGCAAGCCGTCAGGTTCACAATGGCATCAGCTTACGCGTTGTTCGTCAGTATGACATCAACAACGACCGTCTGCCTTGCCGTATTGACGTGCTCTATGGCTACAGCGTGATTCGTCCGCAGATGGCCGTTCGCCTTTGGGGCTAATAAGCGATGGCCCTACGGGGCCGTCCTTTTCTCATCATTCTTGGAGTTTAACCCATGACAACTACTCAGAACGCGGCTTATCCGCTTGAGACGTTTGGCCCTTACGGCGCTATTCCGCAGGGCACAGGCGGCTATCAGTTTTCGGCAGGCAATCTAACTGAGCCTCTTATCTTCGCGCAGCCTGCGCCTTCCGCTCTTACGGGCGCTACGGTCACGGTTACCGTTGACAACCTTGCCAACGGCATCATTACCGTTGATTCTGGCGGCACGGACGCTGGCACCTACACGTTCCCAACAGGCGCGTTGATTGATGCGGCTTTCCCTAGCCTCAAAGTCAATTCAGGCTTTGACGTTCATATCATCAATCTTGGCGACAACGCCGCGAATGATGTGACGTTCGGCGCTGGCACGGGCAATTCGATTGTTGGTCAGGCTATTGTTGTTGACGCAGCCGCTGCGGCCCCAACAAACCCAGCATCGGCTACGTTCCGCTTCCGTAAAACCGGCACGGCTGCATACTCGATCTACCGCATCGCATAACTAGGGTGGGCGCAAGCCCACTCTTTTTTAGAGGACATCTCCATGCCAAACACCAAAGCAGTTGGTGTTGCTTTTTCTGATCCTGAACTCGTAGCTGGCACAACCATTACGGGCGCGACGATCACTGGAGCGACGCTGGACTCTACAACCAAAGTTCTCTCTAATATCTACAGCGGCTATTCTGAGAGTCAGCAAGGCGCGACGATTGCTACGACCACCGGCGGAACCAACGATGTTTTTGTCATCGTGGCCTCTGCGGGTGTTCTTACTACGGCGCTCTTTTCTGGCGTAGACGCTCTGGCTACTAGTGACACGAACTACATCACGTTCAGCATTACCAATCTTGGTCAGGCTGGCGCTGGTTCAGCGGCTATGTTGGCGGCTACTGACGCTAACACGACCAAAGCAACGGGCGGTTCAGCGATTGTTGCTAATGGCAAACGCACACTGACGCTCAACGGCACCGCAGCCAATCTGGTTGTTGCTGATGGTGATCGTTTGCGTATCCGCGCGACGGTTTCTGGAACGCTTGCTAACACCGTTACATTCCCTGTTTATAATCTGGAATTTTCGGTATCTTAATATATAGCGGCCTACGGGCCGCTGTATTTCTTTAGAAAGTAACCAATGGCTGTTATTTATTTGAAACACCCCGAACATGGGGTTAAAGTGGCGTGTCTCGACCTAGAGGCCGAAGCCGATATTGAGAACGGCTGGGAGAGGTTCGACCCAAATGACGACATACAGTTGCTACGATCAGATAGTGGGAGCGTTGAGGCTCCTCGGAGTGTTAGCCGAAGGCGAAACGCCCTCGTCCGAGACAGCGAATGACGCGCTATTTGCTCTGAACCAGATGATCGACAGTTGGAATACCGAACGATTGTCGGTGTTCTCAACTCAAGATCAAGTATTCAATTGGCCGTCAGGCGAGCGCAACCGCACGCTGGGGCCGACCGGCGACTTTGTGGGTTTACGTCCTGTATTGCTGGATGACGCGACTTACTTCCGCGATCCACAGACTAACGTCTCTTACGGCATTAAATTTATCAATCAGCAACAGTATGACGGCATTGCGGTTAAGACCGTAACGTCTACTTACCCACAGGTCATATTCACCAATATGACCTATCCAAACATTGATATGGTCATCTATCCAGTCCCTTTAAGACTGTTAGAATGGCATTTCATTTCAGTCGAAAAGCTATCGCAGCCTGCTAATCTAGCAACGGCGATCCTTTTCCCGCCTGGGTATCTGCGGGCGTTCCGCTACAATCTGGCTTGCGAGCTGGCCCCTGAGTTTGGCGT